TTGTATTTTGGGTTGGTATGTCAATTATTGTTACTCTTAAACTTGCATTATTATACATTATATGGAGTAATTGAAGTGGGATTTTGGCCAGAAGATCAATGGGATTATTCTCCAGAAGCAGACTGGTTATATTCTGGTGATACTGGACCAGAAACTTTCTGTATTCGTTATGACAAAATTATTAGAGGCGAAGAATTATGAAACTAGAAGACATTGGCGTTGAACCTTGTTTGTTTACAGAAGCATCGTTGATCCAACGGGTAGATTTTGATGATGGTTGTCAATTGTTTATACCCGTAAAATCTGAAGAGCAAGGCGCGGAAGCAAAACAACGGATTATTGATTTTTATTATGGCGAAAAATAGTTCTTTACTTTTCTTGAGATCTGCGGTATACTTACCTCGTAAACTTGAAAAGGAAACTTTATTATGATAAACCAAATCTTCGAAGACTTAGCGGCAAACAACTCCCGCAATTTCAAACTCGATTACCTTAGACAACATAAAGACAATAGTTTGTTGAAAGAGGTTATCCGTTTGGCGCTAGATCCGTTTACTCAGTTCTATATTCGGAAAATTCCTGAATATACTCAAAAAGAAGTTAGAATTACGCTGGACATTGTTCCCGATTCGTTATACAATCTTTCTAATCGTCATGTAACCGGTAATGCATCAATTGATTTTTTAGCAAATCTTCTATCTCATTTGTCAGTATCAGACGCTAAAATAGTTGAACGAATTATTCAGAAAGATTTGAAATGTGGTGTTTCGATATCTACTGCCAATTCTGTGTGGCCAAATCTTATTCATGAATATCCTTGTATGCTTTGCTCGACTTATGACGAAAAACTGGTAAACAAAATTACATATCCGGCATACGCTCAAAAAAAAGAAGACGGCATGAGGTTTAACGCAATCGTTAAAGATGGTAATTGCGAGTTTCGTTCCCGTAACGGTAAACAGATTGATTTATTAGGTAATTTGGAACAAGAATTCATCACTTTAGCAGACGGCGCTGACCTCGTGTTCGATGGCGAATTGTTAGTTAAAAAAGATGGTGCGATTCTTGACAGACAAACCGGTAACGGTATATTAAATCGCGCGAATAAAGGTACGATCTCTAAAGAACAAGCAGAAATGGTAGTTGCAACCGTTTGGGACGTTATATCTTACGATGATTTTTATGCCGGTAAATCTGACGTCGTATATGATGATAGATTTAATGTTCTGTATAACTTAACGACGAAACATGAATCCAATAAAATTAGTTTAGTGATGACTAACATTGTACCTGATTTAGAAACTGCTACATCGTTTTTTCAAATGATGTTAAGCGAAGGTCAAGAAGGTATTATCCTTAAAGATGCTAAATCTATCTGGGAAAATAAACGATCCAAAGGGCAAATAAAATTTAAAGGAGAGTTGGAAACTGATCTAAGAGTCGTTGACATTCAATTGGGAACTGGCAAATAAGAAGGTATTCTTGGTGCTATTGTATGCGAGTCAAGCGATGGTATCGTAAAGGTCAACGTCGGTTCGGGATTTAATGATGAACAGCGAAAAACGCTCGATTATATCGGTAAAATTGTCGCTGTGAAATATAACGCAAGGATTAAAAATAAACAAGGCGAAGAGTCGTTATTTTTGCCTGTATTCGTGGAAGTTAGAGAAGATAAAAATGATGCTGATTCTAGCGGAGAAATTAAATGAAAGTAGCAATCAATAGTTATTATGGCGGGTTTGATTTATCCAAGGAAGCACTTGCGAGATATGAAGAATTAGGAGGAGTTGGTTTTCAAAGAAATGATCCAATCTTGATTCAAGTTATCGAAGAATTGGGCGAAGATGCTAATGGCGATTTTGCTGAACTGAAAATTGTAGAAATTCCAGACGATGTCGAATGGTTTATCGAAGAGTACGACGGCATGGAATGGGTAGCAGAAAAACACCGAACTTGGAGATAAAAATGAAATATAGAATTAAATTTGTACCGAAGGGAAGAGTCCATAGTTGGTTTGCGATTTTCCCATACAAAGCAACAATGGATTTATACATTTCCCAATATAAAAAGTTCGGTATCTGGTGGAACATTTACCAGTGGAGCGGAACCGAAGACGCAGCAAGAGAATCTATTGAAAAATATAAAAAATCAACAGTAATTATTGAGGTAGAATGATGAAAGAACATACAACATTAACAATGCCAACCGAATTGACTGGCGATGAAACCATTCTGTACCAAACAAGAGTTAATGACAGAATTGTTACTCATTTACCAATGGCCGCGAATAAATTGAACTGGACAAACGATTTATATTTCGGTAGAATTCTGAATTATAAAGTCCTATCTAATTGATTTTATAAATAGTGTTTAAATCTATTATGCCCCGACCGAAAATATATCAATTAAATAATATTTGGTACTGCGAGTTGAATAACGTTAAGGCGCAAGGTTCAACTTATTACGAAGCGTACTTAAATTATTTACTACAACAAGCATCGTCGAACCTTCACCCAGACGAATTACACTTTTAACGCAATCCCCGAAAGGGGATTTTTAGTTCTTTACTTTCTCGACGTTACGCGGTAAAATAACTTTTACAATAAATTATGGAGATAATATGAAATTTGGTGTGATTGGCAGCAGATCTTTTGAAGATTATGACCTGTTAAAAAATGAATTGACGAAACATGACATAACCTGTATAATTTCAGGCGGCGCGAAAGGCGCGGATTCCTTAGCGGAACAATATGCTTTTGAACATAACATCCCTACTACGATCCACAAACCTGATTGGTCTATAGGAAGACATGCTGGATTTTTAAGGAATAAAACTATAGTAGAAGAATCCGATCGAATAATTGCATTTTGGGATGGGACTTCTAAAGGAACTCTTTCATCAATAAACTACGCTAAAAAATATGGAAAACCAACAATTATTATCCAATATAATAAAATTTAAACCTAACGGGGATTTATTTCTTGCGAAGGGTAAAAATGTTCTTAATGTAGAAACATATTCAGTCGGTAATTACTCCGACGTAGAAACATTAAAAATATTAAAACTCCAGTTTTCCGAAACTTCTGAAAACGCCAAGTTTATAAAAACCAATATAATTCCAAAATTATCGTCTAAATTCAATAACATTGATGTAATAGTATATCCATATTCTTCATCTAAATTGTTAAAATTCTTTAGCGAAGACTTGGCGAAACAAACTAATTGTAAAACAATACCGGATGCGTTTATTAAATCTTTACCGTCTGAGATATCAATTGATACTAATGGCGTTGTATTGGAGTTAAAAACTTTAAAAAGTTTATATAAAATTATAGAAACCGCAGAAACTAATGGTTATTTTGAGTTGAAAAAAGTTCCTTTGCAATTCAGAAATTTTTTTACCGGTTATATTAAATTATCAAAAGATTCAAATTCTTTTATCGATAAAAATGTATTAGTTGTTGATGACGTTTTATCTTCCGGTTCTACCATTTCAGAAATTTATAAAATATTATACGCTAACGGTGCTAAATCTATTACCGGCGTTACATTGTTGAAGAAAAGATAATTTATTATTTTATATTATGGAGACAATCATGAAAGTTGTACAAAATACAGTTTATGGACGCCGCGCGTCATTTACTCTTCCTAAAGTCGCGTTGAAAAAATACAGAGAGCTTGGCGGCGAAGACATAACAACGCGTTACGACCCCATCTTGATTCAAATCGTCGAAGAGTTTGGTAACTCTATAGACAATAAAAAGAGCAAATTGATTGTCGTTGATGTTGGTTTACGCAACGGCGGCAGTTCAGAAATGAAATTAGTAATTTGAGGTGAAAATGTTTGCGTTCGATATAGAAACCTTAGGTGCGGAATCAACGTCTGTTATCCTGTCATACGCGATCGTTTATTTTGATCCGGATACAAAACCAACCTATCAACAACTGTTAGACAAAACTTTATTTGTCAAATTGGATGCTAAAGATCAAATCAAAAACTATAAACGAACTATATGTAAAGACACCTTAGAATGGTGGTCTAAACAGCACGAATACATTCAAGGTATAAGTCTGACGCCAAAACCAGATGACGTTTCTGCCGTTGGCGCATTCAGAATGTTATCTGAATACATCCGTAGAGTTCCGAACGCTGAGAATCAAACCTTCTGGCAACGTGGATCGTTGGATCAAGTAGTTCTGGACAGTTTATGTCGAGCGCTTTACGAAGAACCAATTGTAAGGTATAGTAATTGGAGAGATGTAAGAACTGCTATTGATATTTTGTATGGATCAACCAACGGTTATGTTGAAATTGATCATCCTGAATTTAACAAAGATTTAGTATTAAAACATCATCCATCTCATGACATCTGTTTAGATGTCATGCAACTACTTTATGGTAAGGAGAAACATGTCTAATTTTTATACGAATGTCATGGTT